GCTCTGCTGCCGACCGCGCCATGTTCATTTTCTCTCTCTCCAGGGGGGAGGCGATCGCGTGACACGCGTGACACCGACACCGAAACACGGCACCATCCCGCGCTACCGGCTCGAGCTGGCCGAGCAGAAAGCCGGCCGCGGCAAAGGCCCCTGCGATCGCTGCAGATCCGCGAATTCCGAACGCGCCCGCAACGCTCGAGCGAACCGCGAAGCGGGAAAGCGTCGGGCCCAGCTGAGCATCGTCGACGATGTCACGCCGAACGGTCACGCCGGCGACGTCGACAGCACCGAGGAGCAGTTCGACGATCCGCGAGCTCACACGTCGAAGGCGCGCGGGAACAAGCGCCGCACCAAAGGTCAGATGGAACGCGCCGTTGAGGCCGACATCGAGGCAATCGACGAAGCCCTCCGCGTTCCCTTTCACAACTCGCTGACCGTCCTAGCTCTCGAGACTGCCCGCGAGATCGACGAGCCCGCCACCGCGGCCACAGCTCGCCGAGACGCCCGCAAGCAGCTTTTCGAGGTGCTCCGATCGCTGCGCACCCAGAAGGAGGGTGGCGATGACTCGGCGCTCACCGTCCTCCTCGAAGACCGAGGCTTTGGGACTCCCCTCGTACCTGGACGTCCCGCCTAGGTTCGGCACACTCCGCAACTTCGACAACCCGACGTACGGGGACCGGAAGGCCCTGGTCGCCCAGCTCCTTGGAACCCCGTTCATCCCGTGGCAGCGCTACGTCGCTGACGTCCTCGGCGAGGTCGACCCGCGAACCGGCATCCGCGCCTACCGCTTCGCGCTGGTGACGCTGATGCGCCAGGGCGGGAAGACCACGTGGGTCATCACGGAGAAAACAACCCGGGCCCTCGACTGCACGACCCCGCAGCTGATCCACTTCGCCGCCCAGGACGGCATCGAGGCAAAGAAGAAGTGGCTCAAGCACGCCAAGTTCATCCGGCGCAGTCCCCTCGGTCGACGTCTCATCGACGGCACCCCCACCACATCGAACGGCAAGGAAGTACTCGAGTGGGACAACGGCTCGAGCGAGATCCCGCTGTCCGGCGCGGAAGGATCGGGCCACGGCGACACCGTCAACCTCGGCGTCATCACCGAGGCGTTCGCCCACAAGGATTCCCGGTACATCGACACCATCGAGCCGGCGATGAACAACGACCCCGACGCGCAGCTGATCCGCGAGTCAACGCAGGGCACCGCCGAGTCGATCTACCTCAACGAACTCACCGCCGAGTACACCGCGCGCGAGCTCGCTGACCCCGCCGAGCTACGCAACGCGCGCATCGCCTACTTCAACTGGTCGTTCGCCGACGACGACGACATCGGCGCCGAAGACACCTGGCGCCGACGGATGCCACAGCTGGGCCATCTCCTCCGCGTCGAGGAGGTCCAGAGCGCCTGGCAGAACGCCACGACGCCGAAGAAGGTCCGCGCGTTCAAACGCGGTTACGGCAACATGGCCGACCTCGGCGCCGGCGAACAGTCCGTGTTCGACGAAGAAGCATGGGAGCGCGCAGGGACCGGCGAGCAGATCGTCGGGCCCCGCACGCTCACGATCGACGTCACCCCCGACCGATCCTGGGCCAGCATCGCCTGGGCCGGCACGAACGGCCTCGGCACCACGCAATCCGAGCTCGTCGAGCACGAGCGCTCGACCCACTGGCTCGTGCCCAAGGTCGGGGAGATCCTCGACCGCAACCCGCGGATGCCGCGCCGCGTGTACTGCGCACCGGGCGGCCAGGCCGCGCTCATGGCCGACAAGTTCGAGCGCGCCGGCATCGAGCTGATCGTCCTGTCACGCGCCGAGTATGCCGCCTCGTGCGCTTCGTATTACGACGGCATCACCGACGAGGACGGCGCGACCATCGTGCACGTCAGCGAATGGCAGACCCCGCTCGACGTCGCCGTCGGCGGCGCCGTGTGGACGAAGGGCGAGGCCCGCGTCTGGGACTCGCTCCGAGCCACCACCATCCTCTGCCCGCTCGTCGCCGTGTCGATCGCACCCTGGGCCTTCCAGCTCGAGCAGGACCGCGAAGCCGACGACTACGCCATCGAAGATTCCATCGCCTAGGAGGCCCACCCGTGAGCCAGTACGTCCCGGACCTGCTCATCCTCGCCGCCCTGGTCTGCCTCTGCATCGCCGTCGCGCTGTTCGCCTCGCCCGCATGGGGCTTCGCCACGGGAGCTGTCGGGCTGCTCGCCCTCGGCCTGCTCGTCGGCATCCGAGGGGCGCGCTCGTGAGCCGACGCGGCAGCTTCCTGTTCGGACCGTCCGGAGGATCTCAGCGCTCGAGCTCGGGCAGCGTCGGTCTGCTCCCTCCCCGCGGCTCAGGCTTCGGCTCCCTGCGCCGCGTGACCGGCGACAGCGCGCTGCGGCAGTCCGCGACGTGGGCATCGCTGCGGCTGCGCGCCGACCTCATCTCGTCGTTCCCGATCGACACGTTCCGCAAGGTCGACGGTATCCAGGTCGAGGTACCCAAGCCCCCCGTCATCGTCAACCCGTCGCCGGGAAAGACGCTCACGATGCGCGAGTGGATGTACTCCTCGCAGATCGACCTCGATCGGTTCGGAAACTGCTTCGGCATCATCCGCGAGACCGACGCGTTCGGCAAGCCCCGTCGCATCGACCTCGTCGCCAACAGCGACGTCGTCGTGACGGTCAAGGACGACGTCGTCAGCTACCGGATCAAGAACAAGCCCTACGCGGCTGAACAGATCTGGCACGAGAAGCAGTACACACTGCCCGGATTGGCCGTGGGTCTCTCCCCCATCGCGTACGCGGCCTGGTCGCTCGGGCTCTGGCAGAGCGCAGCCGAGTTCGCCCACGAGTGGTTCGGCAATCACGGCATCATCCCCAATGCGCACCTGCGGAACAAGAACAAGACGCTGACCGAGACCGAGGCCGACGTCGCGAAGGCGCGCTACAAGGTCGCGGTCGAAGGCGGCGACATCTTCGTCACCGGCAACGACTGGGAGTTCAACACCGTTCCCGCTGCGCTCGCGGACGCGCGCTTCCTCGAGGCGCAGCAGTACAGCGACCTCGATGCCGTGCGTTTTTTCGGGGTTCCCGGGGACATGGTCGACGTGTCCAGCAAGGGCGCATCCATCACCTACGCGAACATCACCCAGCGCAACCTGCAGCTGCTCATCATGAACCTCGGCGGCGCGGTCGCGCGCCGCGAGGACGCGCTGAGCAGCATCCTCCCCGAGCCGCGATTCGTGAAGCTCAACACCAACGCGATCCTGCGGATGGACCCGAAGACCCAGAGCGAGATCTTCATCGCTGAGGTCGCCGGGAAGATCACCGCGCCCTCCGAGGTGCGTGCGCTGATGAACCGCGAGCCGTTCACGCCCGCGCAGATCGCCGAGTTCGAGGAGCTCGGGATCATCCACTCGATCGCATCCGCCTCGTCGGCCGCGACGCCCACGAAAGGAAGTTGAACCGCCATGAGCACTCTCGCTCTCAACCCGCCGGCGGACATCGCCGGGCGCCGCGCCGCGGCCACCGCTTACCCCGCGGCCGCACCGTTCGACGAACACCGCGACACGATCTTTCCCGCCCAGATGCGCGCGAGCCTCATCGAGCGAGAGGGGAAGAAGTTCTACCAGCTGGAGGGCATCCCCTCGACGGTCGAGACCTGGTACGACATGTGGGACATGTTCGGCCCCTACCAGGAGAAGGTCGCGGCCGGCGCGTTCGACAAGACCCTCGCGGCGGATCCCGACGTCGCCTTCCTGGTGAACCATCGTGGCGTCACCATGGCGCGCACCCACAAGTCGCGCACGCTCGAGCTGTTCCTCGCCGGCGACGGATCCCTGGCGTCGCGGGCGTTCCTCAACCCCGAGCGCCAGGACGTGAAAGACCTCGTGCACGCCGTCGACGACGGCGACGTCGACCAGATGTCTTTCGCGTTCCGCATCAAGTCGGGCAGCTGGAACCCCGACTACGACGCGTACACGATCGACGAGGTCGACATCCACCGAGGCGACGTCTCCGCCGTCAACTTCGGCGCCAACCCGTTCACCTCGATCGCCTCCCGAGCTCGCGTCGGATTCCTCGAGCGCGCATCGGCCGAGGCCGGCTCGCGACAGCAGGGCCACTCGCGCAGCGAGAGCGCCCGCAGCGGCACGAGCTACGCAGCCGCGTTGCTGCGCTCCGAGCTCGCCCGCTGACCACACTTCCCGCCCCCATCCCGAGGGGCGGGCCACCCGCGCTGAACGAGCCCCCGGCTCACCAGATGGGATGCCGGCGCCAGATGAGCGTCGCACGGATGCGCACACCAACCGCCCGCACGGGCAGAAACGGAGTCCATACGTGGACATCACCCAGCTGATCGCCGCGCGCACCGCGCGACGGGACGGCCTCCAGGCACGCTACGACGCGCTCGGCACCGAAGGGCAGGCGATCCTCGACACCGCCGCCGCCGAGGACAAGCGCGCCCTCACCGACCAGGAAGACGCCCGCTCCATGGCGATCGTCGAGGAGCGCGGCTCGCTGCGCACCCAGATCGCCGACTTCGACGCGCAGCTCGACAAGCTCCGCTCCGAGCAGGCCGATGACAAGCGCATGACGGAGGGCGCGATCGAGCAGCGCGCCGGCGCCGCCGCTCCGGAGGGCGGCACCCAGCACGGGCGCACGCAGCCGCGCGACTCGACCTACTCGCGATCCACCTCGAGCCAGGGCGTGTCGTTCTTCCGCGACATGTACGCCAGCCAGACCGGTGCAGCGAACCGCTTCATCCAGGAGCGCCTGCAGACCCACGACAACGAGATCCGCTCGCTCGTCTCGGAAGGCAAGCTCTCCGAGCGCGCGATCGCCACCGGCGCCCTCGGTGGTCTCGTCCCGCCGCAGTACCTCGTCGAGGACTACGCCGAGATCGCACGCGCCGGCCGCCCCGTCGCGAACATCGTGCAGCACCGCCCGCTGCCGGCAACCGGCATGACGCTGACGATCCCGCGCGGCACCACCGGTGTCGCCACCGGCGTCCAGGCCACGCAGAACACCAACGTCACCGAGCAGGACCCCGCGGTCACCGACCTCACCATCCCCGTTGTCACGGTGGCCGGCCAGGTCAACCCGTCGCGGCAGTCGATCGAGCGTGGCGTCGACGTCGACGAGATCCTCTGGAACGACCTCGCGGCCGCGTACGCGGTGAGCGTCGACGTCGAGGTCATCTCCGGCACCGGCACCGGCGGCCGCGCGCTCGGCATCCTCAACACGGGCGGCATCACCCAGATGTCTCCCTACACTGCCGCGGTGACCATGCCGACCTTCTACGGCAAGGTCGCCGGCGCGATCAACGCGGTCCAGACGGGCCGCTTCCTCCCGCCGACAGCGATCGCGATGAACCCGCGCCGCTGGGCATGGCTCACCGCTCAGCTGGACTCGTCCAACCGACCGCTCGTGCTGCCCACCTCCAACGGCCCGATGAACGTCATCGGCGTCACCAACAGTGACCTGCCCTCGGTCACCACCGTCACTCCGTCCGGCGAGCTGCAGGCGCTCCCCGTCATCACGGATGCGTCGATCCCGACCAACCTCGGCACCGGCCCGGAGGACCCCACGATCGTCGCGCGGTTCTCCGACCACCTTCTCTGGGAGGACGGGGACGGCTCGCCGAAGCGCCTGCAGTTCGAGCAGACCAACGGCGGCGCGCTGCAGCTCAAGCTCGTCGCCTACGGCTACATCGCGTTCACCGCGGCCCGCTACCCCGCCGCCACGGCGATCGTCGGCGGCAACGCCGGCACCGCCGGTTTCGGTCAGATCGCACCGACCTTCTGACCGTGACACCACATCGGGCCGCTCCTCACCGGGGCGGCCCGACGCCATTCACCCCGGCCCCACCGAAGGGAAACCCACATGGCCGAGCAGGACGAAAACACCCACACGTCCACCCCCGTCGAACCGATCCCCGAGTGGCTCGCCGACAACTACCGCGAGCTGATCGCTGACCCCAACCGCAACCTCACCTACGAGCGTTTCGCGGAGATCCACAAGGACACCGCGCCCGCGATCGCCGCCTGGGCGCGCGCCGAGGCAGCTCGCGACGGTCAGGACGTCACCCCGGTCATCGCGACCCCGGCGCCGCAGACGAAGCGGTACGAGGACCTCACCGTCCCCGAGCTGAAGGACGAGCTCGAGAAGCGGCCGCACGTCGATGCGTCGACCGCGAAGCTCAAGTCCGACATCGTCAAGCTGCTCGAGCAGGACGACGCCTCGAAAGCAGCGGCCGCGGGCAACGGCGGCGACAACAACAACAACCCGCCCACGTCCGACCCTGGCCAGACCAACGTCGACGTGTCGGGTCAGCGCACCGCCGACGACACCGGCAAGCAGGGCGCAGAGTGACCGCCGTCGCGGGCGGACTGATCACCCTCGAGTACATGCTCGAGGGTCTGAAGTACGGAGCGAAGCAGACGCCCCCGCCCGGAGCGCAGCTGTCCGCCCGCGACGCGGACATCGTCAAGTACATCCAGGCAGCGACCCCCGTCATCGAGCACCTCGTCGGCGCGCCGATCCTCCCCCGCGCGCAGACCCAGTTCCGCGACGGTGGCAAGAGCGCCGTCCTACTCAGCGGCAACGTCTCCGCCGCCGACGCTGTCACAGCCGTCCGTGTCGACGGCCAGGCATACACCGGCTACGTCGTCGACGCGACAGCCCGGATCCTCTACGCCGGCGGCGGCCGACGCTTCGCCCCCGGCATCCGCAACGTCGAGGTCGACGTCGTCGCCGGTCACACGAACGTCCCCGAGACCCTCGCGCTCGCGGCCCGCGAACTCGTGCGCCACTGGATCCAGAACGGCAAGCAGTCCCCCGGCGCCGGCGCCATGACGCTTCCCTCGGACACGTCCAGCCTCGTCGACGACGAGTGGGCGATCCCGCGCCGCGTCCGCCAGCTCTGCGCACCCTTCGCCACGTCAGGGATGGCATGACCGACACAGCCACCTCCGCTCTCAAGGTCAAGAAGGCGCTCTACGAGGTCGCGAAGACCCTGTTCGACCCCGACCAGGTGCTCGTGTCCTTCGGGCTGTCCACCGCCCGCCGAGACCTCAACGAGTTCGTGTCGTTCCTCGAGGTGAAAGTGCGGCAGGAAGAGGGGCCCCTCTCGGCGACCAATCGCGCCCGCAACGAGTACCTCGACCTGCAGGTCGTGATCGGTGTTCTCCGCGCGGGCACCGACGACGACCTCGAGGTCACCGAGGCCGCGTACGCCCACCTCCGCGCGCTCGAGTACTACGTGCGACAGACCGACCCCACCCTCGGCGGCGCGTGCATGTGGTGCTTCCTCACCGCCCACGAGACCTACGGCTACACCACCGCCGAGAACCTCGCCGACGGCCGCCTCTGCGAGATCGAAGCCACCTTCACCGCCCGCGTTCGCATCACCGGATAAGGAACCCACCCATGAGTCGACAGCTCATCCACACGTCCCCGCTCGGCCCCCTCGTCATCCCCGGAGTACTCGGCGAGCCGGCGCCTGGCGAACCGTTCGAGGTGGACGACGACATCGCCGAATCGCTGCTCGAGCAGAGAGACCTCTACGCCCCCGCACCCGAGACCGAGCTCACGGTCAAGCAGCTGCGGG